CTCTCATTATTCTGCACTACATTGGTAGCAGATTGTTCAGACTGATAATGATTAGTGATCATCTCCATAGATACACCAGTTTGTTCTACTGCCATCTCTTCTAGTTGATTCATGAATTCAGTTTTCACATCTATATTCTGCCCTGGTAATATCTCTGTTGTGATAGGAGATTCTCCATTAGCAGATTGTGGTACTACGATATCATTGAATCTACCAGTAATATTGAGAATATTATTCATATTCTCTATCTGTCTTAGATTGAAATTAGACTGCCTTATCTGGTTTATTACATTGAGCAATACAGCAGTTATATTTGTATCAAGAGTCTGTCTAACTCTATAGATTCGTTTATCGTATCCTCTAGTAAGCAAAGCAATACAATTAGAGATATATAGGCAAGAGAACAGCTTAGCTGGGAACAAACTCTGCTCAAACATAGACTTTCCTCTATGAGTATGCTCATTCATATCAAAGTATGAATGGATAATATCCTCAGGAGGAATAAATGAGATTCTTATTTTTGATACTTGTCCATTATTGTGATCATAGTTGTATTTCAGTATTGAATATATATCTTCTAGTAAATCTTGGTTAGCATTGATAAATTTGGAATCGATCTTATCAGATATCTGTTTGGCTATCTTTCTTAGCACAGCATTATCTTCAAAAGATCTATCCATATTAGCTCTATCTCTAACAGATCTCTTTGGTCTTAATCCTCCTAATGTGGATGAGAAAGTTGTCTGGGAGCCGAAATCCATCTTACTATCGCATTCGATATAATAATACCCCAGGCAAGTTCTATTATCTAGATACAATGGGCGCACATACTCATGATCCAACTGTTCTACTATACAACCTGGTACGTCTACTTTGATATCTCTATCTGTAGTCAACCCATCAGGAGCTTCTAATCCTCCTGCTTTATCATCAAGAGTTTTTACAGAATCTTTCATAAAATGTTTGAATTGAGAATCTGCATTTTTCAAAACTTGTGAAGACTTGGCTAATCCATTGTCTAACTTAACCGATACCTCGTCAATTATGGATGCTGTTTCTGCCAAAACGCGTTTTGTAGTAGCTACCTTAGCTACTAGTGAGGGTATAACTCCAGAAGTGTTAATTTCTATATCTAGGCTATTTACGTAGTCTTTGTTTCTCTCTAGCATCAATTCATCATCTCTAGAGATATCAGTAGAGTCATATAGCTTACCAACACAATCCTCATCATCACATCCCTCAGATAAATACTGAGCGGTAAATTTGATACTGGAGTCTTCTGCCAAACCTTCTATAGCATTTTCTGTAAGAACTCCATTTTCAGCCATGGAATTAAGCGTAGCATTCTTTTTCTTTAATAATCTCGAGAGAGCTTTATCGTAAGAGAGAATATACACGAACTGTTCTCCATAGCGATCAGTCTTTTGGAGCAGAGTTTTCTTTAGCTTCTTAAGATTATATTTTTTAACCATATTATCCACGTTATTTTGATTAACGTTTGAATATAGGTTTGTTTCTCCCTCATTATCCTTAATAGAACTAATTACGTTTATTTTTATATCTTCCTCATTGGCATGATCAGCTGCTAATACAGCAGTCTCTATCAAATCTTCTGCTCTTTGTAGTCTAGGAAGATATTTTAACACTACATCTATCTCTCTATCCATATCTCTAACAACCATATTATTGCTATAGAGATCTAGAATATCAGATAGCATAGTAGAATCTGTAAGATCTTTTACTACAGTAACATTAGCATCGTTCTTTGCCAATACTCTAGCATATAGATCAGATATATTAGAAGTTCCAGTTCTAAGTTTTGTGTTATCAATCAATCCATTGATAGATTGAGACATTCTGTTTTTAAGATTATTTACATACTGCTTATTTTTATTATCAGTATAATAAGTATTCTTGTACAAATTGTCTATCGTATCTTGGGCTTGTTGAGCTAGTTTCTTATTAAATTTCACATTCATCATGAGTTCATCTTTGTCGATGGCCATTACGTAACCTCCTCTAACCGCTAAAGTTACTGCAATGTCGCGGATAAACAAAATTAAATCCTCCTGGGATTAACCCAGGAGGATATATGCTTGCGATAAATAAAGTATTTACAATTACTCATTCCAAGTATCAGGATTCGGATCATCAACTGTTGGAGATGCAGCACCAACAACACCAGTGTTTCCACGGCTAACTGCATTCTTACCGCAGAGGATATCATAACCAAACTCCATCTCATCGAAGCAAGTATGGTCATTGATCCAATCGAGGAACTCTGCTCCCTTCTGGTTAACAATACGACCAGAAATTGGATATGCATTAAAGCCAAGAGAAATCTCCTGGAAGCTGATCTCACCACGAGTTACGTTATAAATAGAAGTATTAGCAAGTGAAGGCTGAGCAGAGGCAAGGATATATGCCTTCTCAACATTCAGACCTGTATTATCTGTTACAATAAGCAGGAAGTGGAATACTTCGTACTGATAGCCTTTCTCGTTCATGAGGTTACGCTGTGAAGCATCACTACGGCCAACACGAGAACGAAGAAGACCATTATAACGCTTCATCTGTGTACGAGGATCTTTAATACCACGGATGTAGAGCTCATTAACTTTCGTAAGCAGTGAACCGCTTCTCTCGAAGTAGTTCATAGTAAAGTTAGTGCCACCCTGCTCAGTAGTACGAGTAATGATATTCAGATCGGAAATACCATTCGTAAGAGCAGCTGTTTCTGTTGTGATATCTTCGATACCCTGTGCACCACGGAAATCATACTCAAGAATATGCGTGTAGTTCTTGATAAGAGTCTCATACTCTGTGTTTGTATCAGCAAGAGTATTGAGGAACTCTGGAATCTTCAAGCAAACAAGAAAGCTATAACCTGTTTCATACAGATCGAACTGTGCAAGATTTGTATAATCAGGTACGCCACGCATAAGAGTAAATGTCGTAACGTCTTTCGGAGAAAGGGTGCTATCGAAAATATTGTTAAGCTTTTCGGCCATTTATTATTCCTCCCTTTCCATTAAGACTGAAGTGCTGTAATTCTGAAATGCTCAGTCTGAATGAAGTTTCTGAACTGAACATAGATTACTGCATAGATGATCTTGTTGGATGCATAACTAGCATCTTCTACATACTCAATCGTAAGTGACTTGAACTTAGAAGTGTACTTATCAAGAACATCCTGAACGTCCTTCTTGTACTGCGTAATATCATCGCCATCCATGAAGGAGTAACGAATCTTCGGGCACAGAGAACGAATAGCCTTGATAACTTCCTGCACTTCAAGAACGTTGTTAAGCCAAGAGAGCTGAGTATAAGCAGTCTGGCTAGTATACTCCGTATCCATAGTAAGAATATTGCCATCATAATATGTGCAATAGTTTACTCTCAGAGTATCAAGCTCTTCCTTCTGGTTGAGTTTAGGAGTATGCTTAGGGAAGAAATTGAGCGTGCCATCAATTACATAGCTGGATACATTGTTGCCAGGCAGTGTAGGAATGATGACATCGTATTTCTGACCGCAGAAAGGACGAGAACGACCATTGATGAAATGCTTAACAAAGAGACGAGCAAGATCGTATGTAACTGTAACATTGATCTCTTTCTTTGTATATGGGTCATAGATGTCGTAGCTGTTCATATATACAGCAACGAATTTAGAACGCATAACATTATAAGTCGAATAAGCAAGCTTTACATCCTCAATGTTTCTGATATTCGTGCCAAGATCACGGAAGAACATGCAATCTTCACGGAAATTAACCATCTGCTCAATAGCAGACTTAACAACCTGAGGATAGTTAGCATCAAATATGCAGTCGATGCGGTTGTTATCCAGATCATAGACTATATCGTCATATGAACCATCGAAAGCAGATCTAACCTGGGAAGGATAATCTGCGCTATCAATAGCATTGCCAGCGAACTCACCATCGCTACCATTCTCAAGCTGGATACCGTAAGTAGTACCGAGGTTTGGCGTAGATGCTACTGTGATATCTTCATATGCATTACCATATTCATCTGTAGCAAACAGAGAGTCTGTGTAAGCATATTCACTATCGGCAAGACTAGCAAGATTTGATACGTTCTCAGCAAAAGCCTCAAACTCAGAATCAAAGAATTCTGCACGAATCTGTTTAGACTTAGTCTTCACAGAGTTATACAGAGACATGTTTCTGTCATTCTCGATTACTGATGGATTCATTGTGAATGGAATTGTCTCAAGCACATTACCATTCTCAATTACATCAATAAAATAACGAGTATATGTTACTGGCTTGGAAGATGACGTATCTCTGTAGATACGGAATCTCTTTGCAGATGCACCACGGCCATTATCCATGATAAGGAAAAGAGCATAATGGCCACTTGTTCCAACAGCATTGTTGTGCTTATTAGCAGCATAGAATGCATTGGCAAAAAGCTTTGGATCATTACCAGGAAGGACCACTGATTTCAGTTCATACTGAATATCAATATGGTTCTTAGTAGCTTTCTGGTTCTGATTACCACTTGAATCGTACTGGCTAGTCGTATCATTACCAGTGATATTATCTCTCCAGAGAAGATTACCATTTTCATCTGTCTTCTGGATAATAGACGTAGTTACGTTAGCAACAACACCAATATTAGCGAGCGTTGCATCTTTTGCAACTACTCTCTTACAGGTAAGATAACCACCAGCCTGAATCACATTAGCAGCCTGAATAAGAGGCTGACCATGCTTCTTGAATGAAGGCGTTGCGCCATATAAAGTGAAAAAGTCGTCACCGAAGACTCTAGGTTTCCACTCTTCTGGGCCTTTGTCAGAACTGAATACTGACATGAAAATTGGGCGATCTACTTCGTCCTGCGAAATAGTAGATAGTCTATTGATCGCGGACTTGTCGTCCCAAGTAATAGTTACTTCAGGAGCCGGCATTTCATTTCCTCCTTTATTTACTGTATAATAGAAAGCCCTCCTAATAAACGGAATGCTTAATATACATTTATTTTTATTTCAGAAAATTTGTGCTCTGATTTAATAAGATGTAACTTTCACCCATATAGCTTGGGCTAAAGATACATTTGCTGATATATTATAAAAATGATAATATATCTAGAGCAATATAGTAGGAGGAAGAAACATGAGAAAAGCAGACCCAAATACAAGATTATGTGATCTTAATAATCCAACCATGAGATTGGTTGAAAAAGATCCGAATAATGCGAAGTATAGTAAAGAGTTATTGATGAAGATCGCTAAAGACTACTTTGATTGTGGTGGAGGTGGAAGTTATAT